ATTGATGCTTGCAAAGTACTTGCGGATATCGGCTTTCAGCGCATACAGCTTGCCATGCCTGCGCAGGCATTCTCGCATCATCGCCTGCACCTGGTCGGCTCCAGCATGGGCGCCTTTGCCTACCCTGCAGGCGTAGCTGTGGCTGATAAAGCGCGATTCCCAGATCGGCTCAATCACTGCCATGATGGCATGCTGAACCACCCGATCGCGGAACATCTCCAGCGCCGCCACCTGGCGTGTTTTGGGTTCGTGCACCAGGAAGTAACGATAGCGGCCGGTTCGATATTCACCCCATGCCAACTGGTTCTGCAGCTGGATGATGTTGCCTTCAAGATCTTGCTCAAATCGCCGACAGGGCAGGCTCTTGCGCTTACCCCGCCGGGCCTTCATATACGCTGCATGCAGCGCGTCAAAACTCACTATCTGGGCCATTAGGCCGTTGTAGGTCTTAGCCAATTTTGCATCCTTGTATGCGGCAGACAGGGCTCCCTTTAGGTACTGCGCGCCTGCCGCTGAAGTGTTTTTCGCCTTGCGGCGCGGAACCGGCATCCTTTCGATAGGGCGCTGCCGCAGTAGCCGTGGCCGCTGCGTTTCTGGCCCTTCTGGATAATCGGAAGCGGGGCGAAACCCGATGTTGCTGTTCGCGTTGACGCGCGAATTGTTCAAGTTCAGGGCGGCCAGACCGGCATTGCCGGCGTTGTTCCAATTGCCGCCGCGGATCGGGAGTCGCAACAATTTCAACACCGGTCCCGTGGTGCTCATTGTGATCGCGCCCAGCTCATCCAGCCGCCAATCATGCGGCCGATTTCCGCCAAGTGGCGCGCCCATATTTCGTACTGCCGAAACGGCAGAAACCCCAGCTCCCTGGCCAACCGGACTAGCGAGCGCAGCGTGTCCAGTTCGGCATCAAGATCTTGCATCGTTGTCTTTTTGTGATAGCGCCGGTTGACGATAATCACCAGCCTCAACAACCGGTACATGCACTGCCGAATCTCAGCGCTGAGTACATGCTTTTCGGCCTTCGGAAAGTTGCGCAGCGGCGCATAGGCATAGAGGATCATCTCCTCTACCTTAAGCCGTATCTGCAGATCCTCGTGCTTGCTCATCCATCACTCCTGTGACGCCCGGCTATCGCCGGGCTGAACAGATACCAGCCCCGCAGAACTCAGAGGCCAAAAGCGGGGCGAAACCCGATGTAGCTGCTCGCGTTGACGCGCGAACCGTACAAGTACAGGGCGGCCAGACCGGCACCGCCGGCGTAGTGCCAAGAGCCGCCGCGGATCGGGAGCCGCTCACCGTAGGTTCGCGCGTATGCGTAACCAGCAGGTGAGATTCCGGCCGGGGCGATTAGCGCTTGCTTCGCCAGCAGTGGAGCTTCACCGGTGATCGCAAGCGATGACCAGGGGGATTTGTAGTCATAGCTGCCGGAGTTTGCGTTATCGCCGAGTGTGCCATTGCGCACGACACTGCCTGCATCTGTTACCAGGCCCAGGTTTGAGGTTGTCGCAGTGGCGCTGCCGGAGCTGAACCATAGATCCTGGGCGATCCATGCGGACTCCAGTGCATCCCAGTCGTTGTCGGCAGGCATGACCACGCGCCCGTCCTGTGATTTCATGCCGCCCTGCCACTCCCAGACATTGCCAACTAGATCATGGATGCCCGCCGGGGTTTTGTCGTGTGCCCATTCGACAGGGCCTGATCCCGTGAGCGTGCGCGCAGTGCCGGAAGCGCTACCCGGTTGCCCGCCATCCTGACGGCGGCCCGTCTGGTGCCGCTGATCATGGTGACGACCATGGTTTGTATTGCCCAACGGCTCATAACCGTTTGCCATGCACCACAGCGCGATGGCGGCCCATTCCCAGTTGGTCATCAGGTGCCACCCGGCGCCGTTGGCGGCGCAGTAGGCTTTTGCCTGGTCGTAATTGACGTATGCGGTCGGGTCCTGCATAGGCTGAGATAGCGCTTCACCGCCGACGACCTTGGCTTGATAGGCGCCGATAAACAGTTCGGTCAGCTCGGTGCCGCCCTTGATAAACGCCGGATGCACGCCGCTGCCCAAGCCCAGCGTGGGGTCGACATCTTCCAGATTGAATTTTGGCAGTACGTGCATATAGCAGGGCTCGCCATTGGCGGTGTAGAGCACGGTCATGCGGCCGCCGGACGCGGATTCTACGGAGCGACGGAGCGGGTCCATGGTGTAAACAGCCAGGGTCTTCGTTGCGGGCGGTCTCAGCGCGATCGGCATGGCCTGACGCGGTCTGCACCTGCTCTTGCACATCAACAAATTCGGCGTGGAGCGTATAGGCGCGCTCACCGCTGACCACGCTGAGGTCGTAGGACCCATTCGGGGCGTAGAACTGGATCAGGCCATTGACATCAGCCAGCGCCGGGTTTGGTAGCGCCTGGTTGGCACTATCCAGCAGACCGGTGGCAAGCGTATTGGTGCCGGCAAGGTAGACGGTGATCTCGGCACCTGCCTGAGCTACTCCGTTGCGGTCCTGGATAAAGAAGGTTTTGAGTTCCATGGTTACCCCACTGGTATAACATTTTCATTCGGGAAGGCGATTGGCGGCGGCATGGCGATCACGTATTCATTTGCCAGTGCCATAGCAGGCACGAAGCGCACGTTGATTTCACTGCCGATCATACTGACCGCCCCCGCACGCACGCGACTTTCTGAGCGTGCAGACACTGCTGCCACGGACATGTGCGATCGCAGTGACTTGTTGGCATCGATCAGCTGCAGCACCTTGGCAAGGCCTTCTTGGGTCACAGGGGTCTGGAAGGCTTCCAGCAGCAGCTTGTAGGTGTATGGGTCGCCCTCGGGGATCTGGTTGAACCACTCCTGCACCCGGGCATCAATGCCCAGCGCAGCCAGTGCAGAACGTACCGATCCGATGGTGCCCTTGATCTGCTGCACTTCAATTGCGGCGGCGATAGTGTCGCGCTTCTGCTGGTCGCTCCAGCTGCTGTCCCAGTCGTCCACGCTGAACGACCAAGCAAGCCAGGGCAGCAGACTGGCCGGGCAGGTTTGCGGGTTCCACAGCTCACGAATGATGATCGGCACTTCGTCTATACGTGCACAGACATCGGCAACCGCATGCTCCAGATCAGTCGAGTTGGACGGCAGCAGATCAGACATCAGTACCTCCCAGGGTGACGTTCACGGCGGTGCAGTACGCGGCCTCGCCATCGCCGATTACCAGCGATGCAGCCGGGCTGGTCAGCTCCACATTCTGAACACCGGCTTGATGCAGCGCGGCGTACAAGCCAGACAGGGTCACGTCGTAGCCGATGCGGTGCTGGGCTGTAACGTAGGCAGTCACGGCAGCTTCAGCCGTGGAGCGGATCAGCTCTGCATCCGGCCCCGGGTAAACAGTCAGCGTGGCGGCGACAGTATATTCGGTGATCGCGGCCGACTGGACGCTGACCTGGTCGGTCATCGGGCGGATGGCCTGGTCGTTCACCGCCGCATTCACGGCGGCGAGCAGATCCACTCCGGCCTCGCCATTAGCGCTGCGCGACAGTACATAGACGGTGACGACACCCGGTGTCGGCGAGATCGGCTGCGCGTCTTTTACGTCAGCATCAGCACTCAGGGCGTGGTAGGTATAGCTGCCGGCAGAGCCTGCGGTTGTGTAGCCCTCTGGCGATAGCTGGATGCGGCGGCGGAAGTCGCTGTCAGATTCATAGGTCGGCGGTACCGGTGGCACTGCATCAGGGTTTCCGGCATCGAGCAGCAGGCGCTCCACGTCATAGTTCGCGCCGATCTGATCCAGATCCGCGTCGCCGGCATAGGCGAGCATAACCGCCTTGGCGGCTTCGTTCACACGCTGACGCAGCAGCGTCTCGCGATAGGCGTTCTCCTCCAGGAGTTTGCGGACCGGGTCCGACTCCAGCTGCAGGGCATCGGCGATCTCTGGCATACGGGCAGACAGATCGGCAATACGGGCGGCCAACAGGGTTTCGTAGTCGATCTCGTCGACTACGCCTGGGAACGGGAGGCTTGGCAGCTCGATGGCGGTGTAGGCACTACTCACAGGCCACCTCCTACTCGGGTTGTGCTGGTCAGGTCGTTGTTACCCAGTCGGCCCGCCACCTCGACGGTGGCACCGGCCGGGGCGTTGAATGCCAGGTTGATGCGGCTGATTTGGAAGCGCGGCTCCCAGCGCATCACGGCAGCAGCTGTGGCGGCATACAGGCGCAGCAG